GTCCTACTTTCGAAATAAACCCACCAACACCAACAATGCGACTAGCCCAGCGAAGCCAGATTCGCCGAAACTGTTTATGATGGTTGTCAGGTTACCTATAACATTAACACCAAAGATGCCAGTGCCGAATATTACTTCGGATACTGCACCAATAGCTATAAAAGACATCATTAAATGAGCTAAGTCATCTACATAGCCTTTTATCATAGTTACGATTTCCTTCATTGGTTTTCTCCCGTTAGTTAACAAAAAAGGCTACTCAGTTAAATTAAGAACCGAGTAACCTCAATAATAACTATCTAAAAATCTAATATTTTTATATTTATAATATGAAACTATCTTGCATAAATTTAATCTAAAAACTTTAACTACAAATAACACGGAGTATATATGGCTACAGATTATGAAGTATTTGAAGGTAAATCTCTATCTGATGTATTCAAAGACATTTACGACAATACTGATAAAAACAGAAAACAATTAGATGTATTAACAAGGGAACTTGTATCATTTATCAAGGATGGTGACAGCGCAATTCAAATAGTTCCTATGTTAAAAGAATATCTTGAAATAAATGTAAAAAATGATGACCAGTTAGTTAAAATAGCAGCAATCGTTCAACGATTAGTTGCTGCAGAAGCTAGAGGTGGTTCTGAAGAAGCCTTTGGTTTATCTGAAAATGAAAAAGAACAATTGATGAAAGCAGTTGAAGATACTGCACAAGACGTTCAAAAGTATTCTGATACAATAGTAGTTGAGGATTTCAAATCAACAGAAAATTAATATGGCTAATAAAATACAATTAAGTTCCATAAAAACAAACATTGGGGGATTAACATCAGTAAAAGATGTTGATAATCATCTTAGAAAAACTTTAACTCAATTGATTGGAGAAATTAATGATACTTACTCTGATAATGTTCCTGAGTTAGCTGAAGTAAAAAAAGTTTATGCAACAGAAAAAGATTTACCAAATGATATCAATGAAGTTCCAAAATATGAATTACTTGGTGGTATAGAATTTAAAAATATAAGTGGTAAAGGAACAAGTAAAGGAGTTCCTGCTAAATCTTTAAATCCAAATCTAAAGCAAGTTCCTGTAGAGGGAGAATATGTTTTGATTCAAAGATTTTTTGGAGAATATTATTACACACCACAAATAAATGTTTTTAATAATCCCAATAATTCCTCTTATCAGGGATTTAGTGCAAGATTTCAAAAAAGAGATAGTAATAGAGTTAATAGTAAAACAATAGAAACAGACAATACTGGCATAGTAGAAAATAAAAGTGCAAATGAAGTAAGAACTTTAGGTGATAAGTTTTTATCTAATTTTAATTTTAGACAAGTTATTCCTGAAGAGGGTAGTATTATACTAAATGGTAGATTTGGTAACTCAATTCGTTTAGGTAGTAATATAAAAAATGGTTTACAAGATTCACCAAACATAAAATTAAGAGCAGGACAGTTACACGACGTTACAAAGTTTGGTGAAGAAAGTTTATTAGAAGAACTTAATACTAAACCAATAAATGCGCCAGTAAAAGAAAATATAAATTCAGATGGTTCTTCTGTGTGGATGACTACAGACGAAACTGTTTCATTGACACCAGCAACATTAGAAGATGCAAACATATATCCAACAAGTATAGCACCTGAAGTCTTTGATGGTAAGCAGATTATTCTTAATTCAGGCAGACTTATATTTAATAGTAAGGAAGCTGGTATTCTTGGGTTTAGTAATGGACCAATAGATTTTTCAACACTAAATACCTTTGGTGTATCAGCTAAACAAAGATTAAATTTATATTCTCCTACTATAGTGATTGGTAGAAATGAAGAACAAGGTAAAACTAAAAACATAACCATTACAGGACAAGATATTTATTTACAAAATGAAAAGGGTACTACTGCTATAATGAGTAAAGGAATAGAGTTGGGTTCAAGCAAACTTGAGCCAGCAGTAAAGGGTGATATTTTAGAAGAGATTTTATCAGATTTAATGCAATCTATAAGTGATTTGTCGTCAGCAATAATAGCTATTGCTACAACACCAGTTGTTATTGTTACGCCAGGAACACCAACACCACAAACATATGCAACTCAAGCTAGTAGAGCTGCACAAGTATTAAGTACGTTAGCAACACTATCAATAAAACTTAACACGATGAAGAGTCGTGTTGTAACATTACAATAAAAAAGAGGTAATAAGAATGACTAAAAAAGATCTTGTTAGAGTTATAAGAAAGTTAGTCCAAGAAGAAGTTAAAAAAGAAGTAGGTAAGATACTTATTAGTGAGAGAAAAACTATATCTGAAAAGCAAGTAAAACAACCTATCAGAAAAAAATATAAAATTGAATCCACTAAAAAAGTTTATACTAAAAACAAATCATTGAATGACATATTAAGTGAAACTGTTGGTTTGACAAAAGGACCACAAGAAGAATATCCTGATATGGGTGGTAAACAATACACAACAGGCAATATGGCAGACGTTTTAGGTTATGGTGATATGGCGAGTCCTGAACTAAAAAGAGATAGAGTAGCAGCACAAACTTTAGCTGAAAAGGGTGTAACACCCGATCAAGTGGGCGATGGAGTTGTTAACGCACTTACAAGAGATTATTCTGGTTTAATGAAAGCAATGAACAAAGGTAAATAATGGCATCTACACTTGAAAATAATTTAAATCCTGACGTAAGCGTTGGTTTATCATTTCCTCTTGGATTTGTTGGAAGTCGTTTTTTTAATAGAACTAAAACTATAGAAGAACAAGCAGAACATAATTTAAGAAATTTGTTATTAACTAATTTAGGTGAAAGACCAATGCAACCTGAATTTGGTTCAAGATTATTATCAGTCGTTTTTGAATTTAAAGACGATGCATTAATTGAAGAAGTGATAAATGAAGCAGTTGACAAGTGGTTGCCTTACATAAATATAAATGAAGTTATAACAAATGTTGATGCTACAAACCCAAATAGATTAAATGTATCGATAGATTTTTCGGTAGCAACAACACCAAATGCTACAAACCAAATAACTTTAGATTTTAATGATACAGTATAGGAGACAATAAATGCCTACAAACACAACAGGTCCAATAAAAGACGTATCCAAAGAAGTCAAATATTTAAATAAAGACTTTGAAGGATTTAGAAACGACTTAATTGGGTTTGCAAAAACATATTTTCCAACAACTTATACAGACTTTAATGAGTCTTCTCCTGGCATGATGTTTATTGAAATGGCAGCCTATATTGGAGATGTTCTTTCTTATTATGTAGATAGTCAATTTAAAGAATCTATTTTAGCATATGCTGAAGAAAAAAGAACAATTTATAATATAGCACAATCTTTAGGATACAAACCAAAAGTTAGTTATCCTGCTTCAACTGTATTAGATGTTTATCAAACCGTTCCTGCTACAGGAGCTGCAGATTCTGTTAGACCAAATATGAATTACGCTTTAACCGTTACTGATGCAACAAAGGTAAAATCTAAAACCACAGGTAAAACTTTTAGGTTTATGGATAGTGTAAATTTTAAATATTCAAGTTCTTTTGATCCAACTACAGTTTCTATTTTTGAAACAAATTCTAATGTTCCTACAAAATATTTGTTAAAGAAAAGAGTTAGAGCAATTAGTGGTGAAGTTAAAGAACAGTTGAGCACCTTTACTACAGCAACTAAATATGACAAAATAGTATTGGGTAATCCAAATGTAATAGAAATTCTTTCTGTAACAGATAGTGATGGAAATAGTTGGTATGAAGTTCCTTTCTTAGCACAAGATACAATATTTGATGAAGTAGAGAATACATCAGCAAATGATTCAGATTTAACACAATACAATGATACTGCACCTTACTTATTAAAGTTAAGAAAAACACCACGAAGATTTACACCTTTTATTAGAGACGACAATAGAACTGAGTTAAGATTTGGAGCAGGTGTTTCAGACAATCCTGATGAGGAGATAGTTCCAAATCCAGATAGAGTTGGTTCTTCATTAGCAAGCGGTATTAGTAAGTTAGATACAGCATTTGATCCAGCAAATTTTCTCAATACAAGAACTTATGGATTAGCACCATCCAACACAACATTAACAGTAAAGTATACAGTAGGTGGTGGCATTGAAGATAATGTTCCAGCTAATGATATTAAAAATTTAAATGATGTTACATTTGATATTGATGATTCTGCTTTAGTAGCAGCCACAGTTCAAGAAACAAAAGATTCAGTAGCAGTTAATAATCCCGATCCTGCAGGTGGTGGTAGGTCAGGTGAATCATTAACAGAAATTAAAAACAACGCACTTGCTTATTTTCAAGCACAAAGTAGAGCAGTTACAAAAGAAGATTATATGATAAGAACATTATCATTACCACAAAGATTTGGAAATATAGCAAAAGTTTATATAGTTCAAGACGAACAACTAAATCAATCAGAAGAAGATGTTCAAGAGAATATAGGAGCTGCAGCATCATCACTTGAAGATCAAATAGAAAATATAAATCCATTAGTTCAAGCAGGAGCAAATTTAAAATCTTCAAAAGCTGGAACATATAATCAAAGCTCAGCAGATGTTAGACAAACTATAGCAGCTGCTAGACGTACAGGAGGAGAATTATAATGGCTAAACAGGCATCAAGAATACCTAATCCATTAGCATTAAATTTGTATGTGTTGGGGTATGATTCAAAGAAAAAATTAACAAACGTAAATCAAGCAGTTAAAGAAAATTTAAGAACTTATCTTGGACAATACAGAATGGTTACTGATGCAATTAATATTAAAAATGCTTATATTATTAATATAGGTGTTAAGTTTAGTATTATGACAAGACCAAATTTTAATAAAAATGAAGTTGTATTGAAATCAATAGAAACGGTAAAAACATTTTTTAATATTGATAGGTGGCAAGTTAATCAACCAATCATTTTATCTGATCTAGTTTATCAGTTAAGTTTAGTTGATGGTGTATCAGCAGTAGTTCCACCTGTAGAAGATAATCCACAATCTTTACCATTTTTAATAACAAACAAATATAAAACAGCAAATGGTTATTCTGGCAATCTATACGACATAGGTAGCGCTACGAAGAATGGTATTATTTATCCATCATTAGACCCTTCAATCTTTGAATTGAAATATCCTGGAACAGATATTGAGGGTAGAGTAGTAGGAGACAACTAATGCATTATTTTGAATTTGCTACAGCAGACGCAACATTATATGAGGGTGAAGCAACCCAATCAGTAAATACAGGATTAGATCCTATACTAGAAGTTCGTAAAGATATGAACGATACTGGTACAGTAATAAATGTATCAAGAGCATTAGTAAAATTTAATCTTAGTTATCTTAGTGCTTCAGTTCAAAAT